GCCGTACGAGCAGCCGCTTTAAAATCAGCATCACTCGGCGCACCTTCAGCACCTTTTTTGCGCATCGGTTTGCCAGACTTCCGGCGTTTATGTATGTTTTCATATAGGCTCATAATTCAATATCCCATTTATGGCGTTTATATTCCAAATGCAATCTCCAGCAATTTACGATAGTATTTAAACTTACCGCACTAAATAATCCGATCCACTGCCACATCTCCATGTGTAATTACCTTTCCAAAAGAAACGCACATCCATGCCATCAATACATGATGAGGAAAACGATCATTAACAAGCCCAAGGCCATGAGCAACTGTTGAATATTCACATTCTTCTTTCGATTTAAACAATGGCGAACCTGCTGTCATACAGTCGTTGGGAGTGCAAAGTAAAAATATCGCAGCCCATACCACTATTTTCTTCCTGTCATAAATTGTTTAAAACCTCGGATTCCAAATGAAGCACTTATCGCAGTTAAAAGGGCGTACATATACCAATCCGGTGCCTTCCCCAACTGGGTAAAACCATGCTCTACAACTCCTTCGAGTCCCGGAATAAAACACAGAATCATCGGAATACTTAAAACAATGACAAAATACTCGTCCTTCCACGACGAACCCGAATTTTGCGCCATAATGCGTTCCCAATCGGCCACCGACGTTTCTTTGCTTAACATTATTTTTGCTTTGGCTTCGGCTTCCGACAACTTTAATTGAGCGTCGGCTGCTTGCTTTTGTGCTTTTGCGTTTAACCAACCACCAGCGAGTTCTGTTAAACCTCCTAATAAAGTACCTAACATACACGTATCCTTATACTGTGGGTAACATCGGATTGTACCCTGTACCAAATACTGGCGTACTACCGATGCCTCCCGGATCATAACCAGTTGGGGGCGTTACAAAAGGCATCCCAGTAATAGGATCTACTGTTTGTCCCACAGCTGATTGTGGTGTTGTTTGTGGTTGGTTTTGAAACGGATTATTAGCCGTAAAATCGGTCGATGCGCTTAACATACTGGCAAGGGTGGGGTCAGGTGTTGTTGTTGGTGTAAAATAATTCTGGTTCATTAATTCTTGCACTACCGGATTTGAAGCCGCTAATGTACCTAAACCTTCTTGTGTTAAACCAAGCGGATTATTTTGTGATATTGTTTGGTAATCTTGACCTATTTGGGCAGCAGCCGCATAAGGATTACCACCATATTGATTTTGTAATAAATCTTGTTGTTGAGTTTCTCCTCCCATACCTCCAAATGCAATATCAAATTGCCCCTGTGGAGTAGTTGTCAATAAATCAAAAGCACTATTTATGTTAATGTTTGGGTCAGCAAGAGCAACATTTATAGCTGGGTTTAAAACAGTGCCACTCGTTTGCACATTATCCCCTGCATTGGGATTAACACCACCAACATTAAATCCACCTGTACCGTATCCTGTAAAAGTAGGCTCACCTGCATACACATTAGGTACAGAAGTATAATTAGGAGTTGTTGAACCTGTAGCGGCATCGTAAATAACTTGCGAGGTAGGATTATTAGCTGTACCAGTAACATTGCTAAAAAAATCTTCACGTGTAGGCATAGCCGCTTTTGCTTGTGCTTCTAATTCTGCAAGTGTAGCCATATCAAACTCCTTTATTAGATTGGTCTGTTTTAGCTTCTTTATTCATCCAAATACCAAAACAACCTGTCAACGCACCCATACAAATAGAAACTAATCCAGATTGAGCAACGCTTGGGTCAGGTAAAGTCATAAACCAATGCACTGCTTGGTAAGTCAAAACAGTAACAGCAACCATCATCAAACGCGGCAGAATTTTTAACTGATCAATCATCGATGCAGTTAATTGTACCATTAAAATACACCTTTAAAACCTATTCCACGTAAAGCAGCCCCACCACCACGACTGACGCTACCACCACTGGAATGATCACTTGTTGCATCCATAAGGGCAGCATTGCCTTTAGCTTTTTTAGTCTTACCACCTTTTTTCTCACCCATCTTGCCACTGCCCATAGACTTGCCTTTGCGGTTATCAAATCCATAAACTTGGAACATTTCTGCTTCAATCTCTTTAATTTTATCTTGGTCATCCATATCCATAGCTTCTTTGAGCATATCTTTTAACATCTTTATACGCTTATCTTTCATAACTATCTCCCTTGCTGGTTTTGCTGTTGCCGCATCATAGCGATCCGCGCTCGCATCTGCGCTATATCTTCTTGAGAATCTATACGCTCACGTGCTACATTTGTTTGTTCTGCATTACGCTGCGCATCCATAGCCAAACGCTGTTGATCTACTTGGTTATCCATTTGTATTTGCTGTTCGCGCAAGGCAAGCTCTTGCTTTTTAACCTCAACTAATGGGTCTTGCTGCGGTTGTGGCGGTTGTTGTTGCTGGAACTGCGCAACTAATTGTGCTTGCAACTGAGCAATCATTTGTTCTTGCTGGGCAGGGTCTACTCGTTGTCCTGCTTGTTGCATCTGCTGTTGCGCCATAACCATAGCTTTTAAACCAAGATGTTCGTAAATATGTTTTTCTAATACCATTAAAACAGGCGGCTGCATCTGTGCAACCTTACTATTCATATAAGCTAAATGCACCGCAATATGACTATCATGATCTTGGTCACCAAACGCCTGTAATTTACCTTGGCCTTTAGCTGCCTCACTTGCTTTTTGGTTTTCGGTAGCTGGGTTCTCAGGAGCAGGTTGCGGAGTAGGCTTTAAAATTTGGTCAATATTATTTACACCCAAAGCCTCATACACACGGCGATACGCTTCATGTAGATTATGCAAATCGGGCGCAGCCTGAGCTAATTTTAATTGTTCTTGCGCTAAAACCACACGTTGCGACATACTAAAAATATTCGGGTCACTCACGGGTAGTATATCTATCCGGCCATCAAAATCTTGAAACTTTATTTGGCCTTCAACACCTACCTGATAAGGGTACGGCTGGGGGTCTTCTGCAATTAATCGCGCTAACATCTTCAATTCTAACTTCATCGCAGCATGTAAGCGTTTATGCACCGCACTTACGATTTTTGCACCACGTTCTAACAGCGCAATCGTTGTTCCTACAGGCATTTCTTGCCGACCATCGCCAACACCCATATCTGTAGTGCCAATAAACCGTTGTGCAGCAGTCACAACAAAACCCATCAACTGAAATAACGTTCCAGAAGGCTCTTTATACGGTAATGGCATTAAAGAAGTGCGTAAATCACCTCCAGGAACATCAACATCTCTAAATTCTCCCGGTTGTAACGGACTACCTTCATCAGCTATCCGTAATCCACGCGCTTTAAATCCTGCTGGCATATTAGCTAACGTACCAGCATCAATTAATTGGCGTAAATTAGCTGTAGCTGTTCTGCTTAGGTTTCCTAATAAATGAATTAAACCAAAACCGTAAAAACCGAGTCCTGGAGTAAACTTATACTGCACAAAATGCGGTATTTTTGCCTTCATCGCATCATTTGCACGGAAATTACGGCGTATTGACAATACTTCGGACGAATCTTTACTCACACTTACCACATAAGGTAACTTAATTCCTGTTTCTTCGCCATTAGCACCTATATCTGGGTATTCGGAAAGGTCCAAGTAACAGTGACATTCGTAAATTGTCACCATTTCATCATTACCTGTGGAACTTTTGCCTTCTAATTTGTCATACGCATCATCAACTTCATCAGTATCACCCTCTGTATCCTCGGGTACCTCTACATCTAAATAAAAACCAGCTACTTGTAACTTGCGCAGCTCATTTTGTGACATCTGCAATACATGCGTAACGCGCTCTGCCGTGCGCAAATCAGTAGCCGTGTACGGTACTACTACATCTTCCGCTGGTACAAACTTACTTACCACTCTACCTAAAGCATCATCGCGGTAAACCTTCTTAAAAGCTGAACCAGCCAACCCCAAATAATATAACATCTGGTCAAATTCTGGTTCATATTCTTCCATTTCGTACATTATCATATAATTCATATAATCTTGTACGCGCCGAGCCTGTGCTTCTACCTGTGGGCTAGGCAATCCAACAATATTAGCTCTTACTGGTCCAGTTGAAGGTAACATCTCCTTATAAGCACCAGCCTGAAACTGCGTTACAGCTTCATTCAATATCGGGTGTATAACTCCCGTTGCACCATCAAACGGTTCAGTACGGTTTTCATACCGCATACCAAGCAAATCTAAACCCTTCGTATACGTATCACGCCAATCTTCACGGCTATTTTCATCATCCTCTACAGAATCTAACACATAACTAGCAACATCACTCAATGTATCATCATCAACAAACTCTGCTAAATTATCAAAA